CAAAATCAGGCACAATGATATTACGTCAATTAGTTGACGCAGGTACTTTATCAAACTTACCCGGCGGGTTTAAATCAAGAGGACTTAGAATTAAAGGAGATGATACACCCATCGCTCCAGCTGAGTTCCGTGATGTCGATGTACCGTCTGGCACAATACGAGATAACATTATGGCTCTACCCTATAAAGAGCCTAGCCAAGTTCTCAATCAATTAATGAATCAAATCGTTGATGAAGGACGACGTTTTGCATCAGCAGCAGACCTAAAAGTATCTGACATGTCAGCTAACGCTCCTGTGGGTACTACATTAGCAATCTTAGAAAGAACCCTCAAAGTGATGTCAGCAGTTCAAGCGCGTATTCACTATGCAATGAAGCAAGAGTTTAAACTTTTAAAAGGTATTATCAGAGATTTTACTGATGACGAGTATTCCTACACACCAGATGATGGCAAACCACAAGTTAAACAGCAAGACTACGATACTGTAGAAGTTATACCTGTATCTGACCCTAATGCTGCAACTATGTCACAGAAAGTTGTTCAATATCAAGCAGTGATGCAGTTAGCTCAAGCTAATCCACAAATTTATGACATGGTAGAACTTAATAAACAGATGCTTGAGGTATTAGGCGTTAAAAATATTGATAAGTTAATACCACAATCTGATAAACCAAAACCACAGGACCCTGTGTCAGAAAATATGAATGTATTAAACAGCAAGCCTGTACAAGCATTTATATATCAAGACCATCAAGCTCATATTGCTACTCATATGGCATTTATGCAAGACCCTAAAATTAGACAGATGGTAGGACAAAGCCCACAAGCTGCAGTTTTACAAGCTGCTATGGAGGCGCATATTGCAGAACATCTAGCATTTGAATATAGAAAACAAATTGAAGAACAAGTTGGTGTTGCACTACCTGTACCAAACGAAAAAATTGATGAACAAGTTGAATTAGACTTGTCTAGAGTCGTTGCTAAAGCTGCTCAACAGTTGCTTAATAAAGATATTAAAGAAGCACAAGCACAAGAGATTATGGACAAACAACAAGACCCAGTGATGCAAATGCAACAGAAAGAGCTACAAATTAAAGAAATGGAAGCTCAAACTAAAGCACAGAAAATGCAAGCTGATATTGAATTAGATAGAGCTAAATTAGAATTAGAAAAAATGAAACTTGAATCTGATGAAAGAATTGCTGGAGCTAAGATTGGCGCTAATGCTGCAATGGATAATCGCCGTGTAGACTCACAAGAATTAGTACAGGGAACCAGATTGGGTATTGATGCTATTAAAGCTCAAGCTCAATCTGCAAAGAATTCACAACAATAAGAAAGGTAATACATGGATGGCACGTTAAAAGTTCTAGCTGAAAAGCTAGAAGAAGAACGCAAAATTATTTTAGATTCAATGGGTGATGGAACAGCAAAAGATTATGCAGAGTACCAACACAATGCAGGCAGAATTCGGGGTCTAATGACTGCACAAAGAATAATAGCAGACCTTGCAAAACATATGGAGACGGACGATGAGTGAAATCATTACGCCAAATAAATCTATTGTAGATGCTAAAGGAAGGTCAGTGTCTACTGAAGAACCTAAACAAGAACAAAAACCAACTCAACTACCAGACGTCAAAGGATACCGTATTTTATGTGCTGTACCCCACGTTGATGAAAAGTATGAGAGTGGAATAATTAAAGCAGACAAGACAAGAAACATTGAAGAACACTCAACCGTAGTTTTGTTTGTTATCAAATTAGGAGATATGGCTTACGCAGACAAAGACAGATTTCCTACAGGACCTTGGTGTAAAGAAGGTGACTTCGTTATTACTAGGGCATATTCTGGAACTCGAATCAAAATACATGGTAAAGAGTTTCGCATTATCAACGACGATACCGTAGAAGCAGTGGTCGATGACCCACGTGGCTACGAACGCGCATAAGGAGAAGAAGTATGGCAAAAATCATAAATGAAGTTCCTGAAGAACTCAAGGACGAAGAAACGACGGAAGTTGAATTAGTATCCAAAGAGGACAAAGAGGATTATGAAGAGGCAGTAGAGGCTAAAAAAGAGGAATCTAAAAAAGCTAAAGCTGAACCTGAATTTGAAATTGAAGAGGAAGATGACACCCCTCCAGAAGACAGGAACCGCGAACCACTACCGGATAAAGTTAAACAAGAATTAGAAGAAGATAATCTTGAAGACTATTCAGCAAGAGTCAAAGAAAGAATGGCTCAGTTGAAAAAAGCCTGGCATGATGAAAGAAGAGCTAAAGAAGCAGAAGCACGCCAACGTGATGAAGCTATTAAATATGCTCAAACTATTATTAATGAAAACCAAAAACTAAAGAAAACTTTAAGTTCTGGTGAAGAAGATTATCTTAAAACATTAAAAGAAAAGTATGAGTCTGATGTTAATTATGCTAAACGTGAATATCGCGAAGCGTATGATTCAGGAGACCCAGATAAGATTGTTGATGCTCAAAGTAGACTAAATGAAGCTCAGTTCAAATTACAGAACGCTATGGGCATGAAACCTCAATATACAGCTTTACAAGAGGACGAAAATAGTGTACAACTACAACAACAGCAATTTGCACAGAATAATGTGCCTAAACCAGATGATAAAGCCTTAGATTGGCAAGAAAAAAATCAATGGTTTGGTAGAAATAAAGTGATGACTGCTACTGCTTTAGGTTTACATGACGACCTAATTAGCCAAGGTATACAGCCATCATCAGAACTATATTACCGTCGTATAGATGATACGATGCATAAACTATTCCCAGAACAATTTGGGGAAAATGAATCGTTGGAAGGACAACCTGCCCAACGCAATACTAAACATTCAACTGTTGTTGCTCCAGCAACTCGGTCAACTGGACCCAAAAAGGTCAAACTGACTAAAACACAGTTAGCTTTAGCTAAAAAGTTTAAGTTAACACCTGAGCAATATGCAAGAGAATTATTAAAAACGGAGAACGCAAATGGATAAGAGAATAGACAGAGAAGTAGAAATACGTGAAGAAACAGATATGAGAACAAGGACTTGGGCTCCCCCATCTTTGCTCCCAGAATTTAAGAAACAACCAGGCTGGGCATATCGTTGGATTCGAGTAACTCTTGCTAATGAACCTGATGCCAGAAATGCTTCTTCAAAAATGCGTGAAGGCTGGGAACCTGTGAAACATTCAGAACACCCAGAAATTAAATTAACGTCAAACCCTAACAGTCAGTTTAAAGACGCTGTTGAAGTAGGTGGTTTGATACTTTGTAAAATGCCACAAGAAATGGTAGACCAGAGAACTGCATACTATAAAAAGAAAACAGAAGGTCAAGCTCAAGCAGTCGATAATAGCTTCTTGAAAGAAAATGACCCACGTATGCCCCTTTTCTCAGATAAAAAGTCTACTAAGTCTTTTGGTAAAGGTTAAACAATTCTTTAAGGAGAAATTATTATGGCAGCTTACGGATTAAAACCTGTAAAGCGTGTTGATGGTATGCCTTATGCAGGCGCTACAAGGCTATATAAAATTGACCCTGCTGGTGAAGCAACTAACTTGTTCTATGGACAGGTTGTTAACATCGGCTCGGACGGTTATATTGCTTTATGTACTGCATCAGGTGCAGACGCTACTACGAACAACTTAGGTGGTTCAGGCGTCGGTGCTATCGGCGTTTTTGTTGGATGTGAATACGTTAATGCACAAGGTCAAGTTATCTACTCACAATATTATCCATCTGGTACTGCTAATGGCGGTGACATTGTGGCTTATGTTGTAGATGACCCAGATGCATTATTTATGGCAGAATTAGATGATACGGCTACGCAAACAATGGTTGGTACAAACACCACTTTTGCTACACCACAAACTACTTCTACCGGTTCTACCGCTACTGGCGTTTCTAACTCTCAGTTGGACGCAACAGTTGCTACTACTGCTAAGGCATTTAAAATTGTCGCTTTAGCACCAGACCAGTCAACTGCAGCAGTGTTAGTTAAATTTAACCCAAGTTTCCATCGCTTCACAAGTGATGCTGGCTTATAAGGAGAATAAATCATGGCAATTTCAAGAGCTCAGTTATTAAAAGAGTTGCTCCCAGGCCTTAATGCTTTATTCGGTATGGAATACCAGCGTTATGGTGAAGAGCACAAAGAAATCTACGAAACAGAATCATCAGAAAGAAGTTTCGAAGAGGAAACAAAATTATCAGGCTTTGGTAGTGCACCAGTTAAAGGGGAAGGCGCAGCTATCTCCTATGACAATGCACAAGAAGCTTGGACAGCAAGATACAACCACGAAACCATTGCTTTAGGTTTCTCTCTAACAGAAGAAGCAGTTGAAGATAACCTCTACGACACTTTATCTGCTAGATATACTAAAGCATTAGCTCGTGCTATGTCTTACACAAAACAAGTTAAAGCTGCTAACGTTTTAAACAACGGTTTTAACTCTAGCTATGCAGGTGGTGACGCTAAAGCTTTATTTGCTACAGATCACCCATTAGTTAACGGCGGTACAAACAGCAATACTCAGTCAGTTGCTGCTGACTTAAACGAAACTTCATTAGAAAACGCAGTTATTCAGTTAGCTGCTTGGACAGATGAAAGAGGTTTATTAATTGCTGCTAAACCACGCAAGTTAATTATTCCACCAGCATTACAATTCGTTGCTACTCGTTTATTAGAAACTGACTTAAGAGTTGGTACAGCTGATAACGATACTAACGCGTTACGTACTAATGGTGCGATTCCAGAAGGTTATGCAGTAAATCACTTCTTAACAGATACTGATGCATACTTCTTAACAACTGATGTACCTAACGGTATGAAACACTTCGAGCGTACAGCATTGACAACATCTATGGATGGTGACTTTGACACAGGTAACGTACGTTACAAAGCTCGTGAGCGTTATTCATTCGGTTGGTCAGATCCATTAGGTATGTGGGGATCACCAGGTGCTTAATTAAATTAAGTCCTTTCTAAGAAGACCCAGTTTCTCGACTGGGTCTTTTTTTATATATAACTCATGGTTTTCTTGATGGTAAATGTTTGAAGTAAGAGCATAATTCACTTATCAGCTTAGGCTGAAATCTAAATTAAGGAGACTATTATGTGGACAAAACCAGCTGCAACTGAAATGAGATTCGGTTTCGAAGTAACCATGTACGTAATGAACAAGTAATTTTATATTACTAAAGTTCACGAATTAAGAGGCCTAGCGCCTCTTTTTTGTTGTATAATTACATGAAATAGCGTATGATTTTATTTATCTGGGAACATCCAGCTTATCAGACTGCCCCAGCAGACGCATACACGACGGATAAGCTTAACTTTGTATGGAGAAATTCAAATGGCAACAACAACCTTTTCAGGTCCAGTCGTTTCAGACAATGGCTTTCAAGGATCAACTTCAGGCGCAGTTACTGCATCTTCATTCGTTGCACCAGCTCAAACAGGCTTAGCAGCAGCGTTAGTTGATGAAGACAACGCGTTAAATACTACTGGTAAAGTAGCAGGTAAACAAATTACAGACCTAGATGACGGCTTAATTTATACCGCTACAGGTTCTGGTGTTAATGATGATTGGGTCGCTTCTGACGGAACAACTTCAGTAACCCCTGCTTAATAGGAGATAACTATGGCGACTAACGGAGATATATGGGCAGTAACCCCATCCACAAGCGCTACCTATTATAAAGCAGCAGCATCTATTGCAGGAGCTGGTGCATTAACATTACTTACACAAGATGCGGGTCCTAACGGCGTAGGATACAAAGTTAGATTTACATCTGCAGGCGATGATCAAGGTATTACTTTTACAATCGTAGGTATTAAAGTTGGTGATTTAACAGGTAAGTTTACAACAGAAGTTGTAACAGGAGCTGATACTTCTACTGCTGACTCAACAAACTATTATGCTTATATTGAAAGTATTACTGCTTCAGGTGCATCAGCAGGTAACGTAAGTATTGGTACAACCGGATCATTAGCATTACCTAGAACTCGTGTAAAAGGGTTTTACTATATAGCTAGTGGTGTGGCAGGTAGCTTAAAAATAAACTTAAATAGTCCGTCAGGCACAGAACTATTAAAAATCTCTACACCAGCAAGTGCTACGGGTACACAAGATATGATGTTCCCAGGTGAAGGAATTTTAACCACACGTAGTAGCAATACAGACTTTGCAGTATTAACTGTAACTTCTGTTACGGATGTGACTTTATTCTGTGGCTAGAAATGGCAACGGTTAAGAAAAAAGGAATGGGGATTAAAACTTCTGTGAAGTCGGGTAATTTTCGCCCGACCAAGCAGGGTGCTGGCATGACGAAGAAAGGTGTCGCAGCTTACAGAAAAGCTAATCCTGGTTCTAAATTACAAACCGCTGTTACAGGAAGCCCTAAACCTGGATCTAAAGATGCAAAGCGACGTAAGTCATTTTGTGCAAGAAGTGCAGGACAAATGAAAGACTTTCCAAAAGCAGCTAAAGACCCAAACTCAAGGTTACGCCAAGCGCGTAGGAGATGGAAATGTTAACAAAGGTGATGAATCATATGGACGAATCAACAAAACACGCAGTAGATGCTGCATCGGTTTTCACAGCTGTGGGTTCGATCCTAGCTTGGTTACCGGCAATAGCAGCATTATTTACAATCGTTTGGACAGGTATTCGTATTTACGAAACTAAAACAGTTCAAACATGGATAAAAAGAAGAAAAGAAAATGCCAGCAAAGAGTAAAAAGCAAGAACGCTTTATGCAAGCTGTAGCAAACAACCCTAAGTTTGCTAAGAAAGTTGGCGTCCCTCAATCAGTTGGTAAGGAGTTTACTAAAGTGAAAAAATATAAACCAGGTGGTAAAGTCATAACCCCTGAAAAAGAAAAAGCTAGAATTAAAGAACTAGCTAAACAAGACAGATATAAAAAAATACTAGAGCGCGATATAAAAATATTCGGCCCTAACGAAGAATCTAAGCCTGTTAAAAAAGCGGCTGGCGGTTTAGCTAAAGCTGCAGTTAAAGCTGTTAAAAAATTTCTACCTAAAAAGAAAGAAACTAATCCATTCAAA